GCTTTACGCATTTCAAACTCTTTAGCCATCAAACCAGTAGTTCGTTTTGTTTCGTCAAGAAAAGCTTTATAGTCTTCTTCAATAAAAACTGGACGCGATGAAGAAAACTCTGCGCGAGCTTTTTTAACATCTTCGTATGTAAAAAGCATTTCTTTAAATTGTTTATGAGTAATTGATTTCACATACATTGGTTGACGACCACTATCGTCTTGCTCTAAAAGTTTGCTTTCATTAGAGCGAAATGCATCATCAGTTTCTACCGTTTCTGGAGATTTATTGCCAGCAATATCTCCACCTTCTGGATTTTGTGTTTCAACAGATGGATTACCAGAATTTTCGTCTTTATTTAATTCTTTTGGTTTTTCCTCTGTGTTCCCTGATCCCATCCCTTCGGAAGTTTCAGCTTCTTCTCTATTTTTCTCAGAGCTCTCTGAGTCTCCCATAGATAATAGTTCGCTCTCATCTGATAAATCTTCAATTTGATCTTTTGAATCACTCGACTCAGCATTATTTTTCTCCTGCTCTTTCATATAGTCGTATAGTGCTTTACAAGCAGCAATGACATCTTCCCAAGTATTCACAGCCATCGCCATATCTACTAAAGGTTGTTCTTTTGAAGAAAATTTTACTTCAACTAAATCGCGGAGTTTTGCTTTAATATTAATACGATCAACAAGTGAATATGATTCTATTGGACGTTCATTCGTTCCAAAGAAATCCTTATCAAATAGTTCTTTATAGCCTAACTGAAAAGAACGAACTAATCCGGGATACTTAGATTGAACCTTCTTTTCGATACGAATATCTTCAACAACATTAACATAAGAGCGTGGGCAACCAGGAATAGTTACACTAGAATCGTGCCATCCATCAGCTGGTGTATAAAGAGCATGACCAACTTCATGACCTATAAAAAGATCTGTAAGAGGTTTACTCATTTCTTTCCAAAGAGGAAGACCAAGTACACGTTTTTCAACATCAAAGAAGGCAGTCTGAAAATTACCATATTGAACAGCAATATTCTCATTTGCCAACAGCTTTGCTAAGATTGATTTAGATTGATTAGCCATTTGTTTCTCCATTTGATAGATATATTCTATCACAACTAATCGTAAATGTAAACCCCTTTGTGAAAAAAAGTTTTCTTTATAAATCAATAACTTAGGCTACGAGGCCTAATTTTTTTCTCATTTTTCTTTTCCAGCGATCTCTCTGAAGTTTAGAAAGATGGTCATAATAGAATTTTCCTTCCATATGGTCGTATTCATGTAGGATTATTCTATTTGTAACTCCCATAAAAAGCTTTTCTTCTTGTAAAGTTCCATCATAATCGATATATGTTAATCTGCAGGCATCTGGCCTTTTAACTCCAATAAAGACTCCAGGAAAAGTTAGACAACCTTCTTCTAATACAATTTTACGATCAGACTCCCAAGTGAGCTGTGGATTAATAAATGTTTGCTGATGCTCTTTCCATTTTACAACAAACATGCGTTTTTCAATTCCAACTTGAGTAGCAGATAATCCAGCACCACCACCTTTTTCTACAAAGGCATACATTTCATCTGCCAATGCTTTTAGTTCAGTCATATCCGGTTCTTTAATATCATCTACTCTTTTATTTAAGAGAGGATGGTTACTATCAACTAATTTCATTATGCTACCTTCATTTTCGAAAAGTTGTGTTCTTTCACAAATTCAATTTTACTTCTAAATTTACCATCTAATAAATCACCCTTATGAGAAATAACAAATACATTTGTATTATCGTCAAGTGTATAAAGGATCTTCATTAAGTTATCAATACCATCATGATCAAGAGATGAATCAAAAGTCTCATCTAGAATTAGCAAATTCGTAGATGTTGAATTTTTCATCTTTGCAATTTGGCGCCAAGTAAATAATAGAGCCAAATCAATTCTTTGTTTTTCTCCTTCAGAAAACGAAGCGTAATTGAAGGAATCCCGATGCCTGGACTTTATGGTTTCATTGAAACTTTCATCTAAATTAAAAGAAACAAAGAAATCTAGTACCTGTAAATATTTATTAATCAAGTTGTTCATAACTGGCAAATATTGTTTAATTACTTTTGTTTTAATACCAGTATCTTTTAGCATTTCTGATGCTGCTTGATTATATGATCTACTATCAACTAATTTTAGCTTTTCTTCTGATAAAACATTTCTAGCTTCGTTTAATGTATTAAGATCTTTATTTGCTTTTTGTAAATCTCCACCTGATCCTTGAAGGCTATCTATCTCGTTCTGAAGATCGTGTATTTGTCCTTGGAGCCTGGTGATTGCAGAATTGTTAGATGATATATTCGCCGTATTTTCTCTGACCTGCTCCGAAATGCTATTGAGCCGTTTAATAGTCGATTCCACAACAGTCGACTGTTCAGATGCATCAAATATTGCGGTGTTAAGTTCTTTGGCTTTGGACTTGGCAACGGAGAGTTTTTCGTGTCTAAGATTGTCGTCAATATCTTGGGAACATGTCGGGCAAACGGCGTTTTCTTCATAGAATTTCGCGTCTTTGACAACTGCTTTAACTTGTGTTTCGAACTGAGCTTTAAAGTGTAAGAGCGATTGCTTTTTGTTATGCGCTTCTTTAAGATCATCATCTAATCCTTCTTGCAACTGTAATAACTCAGTAGATAACTCTTCATTAACTTTATTGAGTTCTTCTATTTCATCGTTATTAGCATCGATTTGATCAACCTTTTTAGAAATTTGATCTTCATTTAATTCTGTAATATCGCGAATATATTTCTTTTGAAGAGTAATCTTTTCTTTATTCAGGTCATACTCATATGTAATACTATTAATTTCTTCTTTTAATCTAGTATCTTTTTCTTTCAAAATCTGATTCATTTTAGAAAAGATTTGAATATCTAAAAGATCTTCAATTACGTCTCTGCGGTGCTGAGCTGGTAATTGCATAAATGGAATAAAAGAAGAAGAACCTAGAACTACAATCTGGTGAAATGACTTATGGTTTAATTTTAGAATATTTTGTTCTAAAAATTTTTGATAATCTTTTACAGTAGATGATTGATTAATCATATTTCCATTTTGCCAAATCTCAAATTTTCCTGGTTTGATACCTCGAACAACTTTGAAATTATGTTTACCAATTGTAAAGTTAACCTCAACTTCGCAATTCTTATTATTAATTGAGTTTATAAGTTGAGGCTTATTGATATTTCTATGTGGTTTACCAAACAAAGCAAAGGAAAGAGCATCAAGAAGAGTACTCTTTCCTGCGCCATTTTGGCCAACAATTAAAGTAGTGGGTGATCGATCTAGTTGAACTTCTGTCCACTCATTACCAGTAGATAAAAAGTTCTTCCATTTCACATTATTAAAATAAATCATATTAATTCAGTAGCCTGCGCTTCTACATATAAGGTTCTCATTAGATTTTTAATTCGACCTTTGTCTAAATCTGTTTCTACTGCTTCAACATAAGAGTCTAAAAGATCGGTGGTATCTTCTACAGATACTGACTCATCGTCAACATTATCACCAGTAAATTCTTCAAAAGTTTCAGCAATTTTTAGTTCATGAATATCTTCATTTTGAATACGATCTACGAAGCGATCAAATAAAAACGGGTCTGTCTTTTTTACTACAACCAGCTTTACAAATTTATTTGCTAAATTAGACGTATCATAATTATTATAATCTATTTTTTCATCATTGTAAAATACTTTTTTGAATAATGTGTTTGGATTTCTTACTGGAGTAAGCTCTCTAGTTTCAGTATCAAGAATATGGAAATATTTTGGATCATTACAATCCGACCAAGTAAACTCCATTTGATTACCAAGATAATGAATATTTCCTTGATTAGATTTTGTATGGAAATGACCAGACATTACTAATTCAAAACGTTCAAAGATTTCAGAGCTCATGCCGTGAGTGTTTGGCATTCCTGGCATTAGATCAAAACCGATTAGTTCTAAATGTGCTCCTAAAATAGATGCAGGACACCTTTTAATAAAATCAATAGATTCAGTATAATTTTCAGAATTGATCCAAGGAACAACACCAATTTTAAGTCCATCATAATCAAGAACTTTAGGCTTCATGACAATATTTACGTTAGACGTATAATAACCTAAAAGCTCTTTTAGCGAGCACAAATCATTTGTGTTCTTGTAAAACACGTCGTGGTTTCCTGGAATAATATCCATATGGATACCTTCACTTTTAAGAGTATCCAAAAACACTTTACGGTTTGAATTAAGTGCTTTGAAGTTTACAAACTTACGATGATCGTAATAGTCTCCAAGGTGAAGAATTTGCTTAATGTTATTTTCTTTCAGATATGGAAAAAAGACCTCAGAATAAAATCGTTCTTGGTCTTTAATAAAAATTTCAGATGAATTTCTAATTCCACAATGAGTATCGTTAATAATTGCGAGCTTCATCAATAGCCTCAAGTTTATCCATGATGGATTTTTTCATAGTATTGGCTTTTTCAAAAGCCTGAATTACAGAATTAGAACTAGATGGTTGAGATCTTAATAATTCATCTGCTGTTCTTTGCCATTCACAATAAGAAATAAATTCTTCTTTTAGTCCCATATTATTCTCCCATAAACAATTCGATACCTTTAGCTTTCTTTTCCTTTGCTTTTTCTTCTTTAGCAAATTCTTTTAATTGGCTATCAGTATCTTTCACTTTATCAATACGTGCACGAAGCTGATCGACAAAATAACGACCATTGTCATCACCTTCATATCCAGCTTCAAGAAATTCTTCTACAGAAGCTTTTTCAATCCACTTGAATTTAATGTCTTGTTGTTTTTTCTCTTTTGCAATTCTACGTAAAAATGCATAATAGCAAATTTGAGTAAAGTATGCAAATGCATTTGGATTACCGGTGCGAGTAGCAGCTTCAATATTATAATTTGTAATTGCTTTTAGACAGTTTTCAACTGCGTCCATTACCATTTCTTCACGGTAAGTATACCGAATAAAGTTGCTTTTATGAGACAAGCCTTCGGCAATCTTGAGAAAACAAGTTGCGATATAATCTGTTACAATTGGAAGTGGTTGATCTTCGGCTTGAGCTTTATTGACTGATTCAACATACTCAACTACCTTTTGAGAGAATTCTCTGTTGTTTACGTAATGTGGTTTTTCTTTTGCTTTCATGATATACTCCTAGCGTATATTATTAGTTACTATTATAAACTAATTCTTAGGATATGTACAACACTTTTTTACAGTTATTTTTTAAAAATATTGCACTTTTATGCATTTTAGGGGTTTACAGATTTGCAAACCTATGGTATAATTAATAGAGTCCGGTGAGAGAGGGGGATATACTATCTTTAGTGAAAAACTTTAGAAGGTGATTCCATATCAACAAAATCATCGTCGACGGGTTCTTCTTCATGATAGTTATCTGGTCTTAATGCTGACAAAATATATCTTTCCTTTATATCAGGTCTTATTTGACAAGTGGAAATAATATTTCGCGAATTAATTTTTATAATGTTTCCTTCTGAGAATGGCATATACCTTGTAAAGAAAAAAGTATCAAATTCGCCATTTTTTACTTTTCCCAATAACATAGGTCTTTCAACAAGAACCATTGCACCTTCCATAGAA